GGCGAGGATTGAAACGCAGGGTGGTTATGAATGATGATGAGTGTTAAATTATATAAATTAATGTTGTTTCCTATTTTCCTAATTTTCCTACTTTTTAAAAATGGTTATAAAAACACCCCCTTACGCAGGAAAGTTTAAAACTAGGAAAATTAGGAAAATAGGAAAATGGGAAAGGTAAGTAATTCAAGTAATCAAATTATATAAAATACTTTTTTTTTAAATATGATGAATATTAAGAATAATAATATTTATTATATGTATATGCCGAATCGGTGGATTGAGTTTGTTAAGAATTGGTCGAAAGAGAATAAGGTTTCTTATGGTTGCGCTTTAACTAAACCTGAAATGAAAGCTGAGTACCATTATAGGTATCCGAAAGTTAAAACCAAAGGTGTAGCAAAATTGGAGGAAAGCAAACCACCTGCGGATGTGAAAAGCAAAGTAACTTATCCCAATTTGAAAATAAGGATACCACCTCCCCAAGAGGAGGAGGAACAAGAGAATATCCAATTTGAAATGGAGGAAATGGGAGCAGAGGAACAAGCCAAACCAAAACGAGGTCGCCCACAAAAATACATGACCGCAGAGGAGCAGTACAAAGCAAAACTCGAAAGCAATAAACAGAAACGCAGGGAAAAGACGGCAGCAAAGAAAAATAAACCTGAATCCTTAGAAAGACCATATAATTTAGTTAAACAAATATTAATGGAGTTAGATAGAAAAAAAGGTAACTATGGTGATGATAGAGACCCCTTTGGTTTTATAAAAGATTTTATAATTATACCTGAAAGACAAGGTGTATCAAAAGCAGATATAATAGACAAAGCATATAAGTATTTTCAAAGAGCAACCAATATAAATTACGATATTACACATAGTGTTCTAATGAAACCATTATTTTTGGAATTAAAAGACATTACTAAAACTGGTTGAGGTAATCAAATTATATAAACTAGAAATCAGCAGGATTCAAATATTCCGTAAAATTATGTCTAAATTTCTTTTCAGGGTCACTCTCGTCACAAGCAATTAAAAGAAAATTAAATTTATCCTTTGTAGCAAATTCGTACATTTTCAATAATTGTTCTTTTGTAACTCCCACACTAAATTCATTCAACATTAAGTTTAAACTTTTTTTATTTCCAGCTTTCAGAATCACAAAGTAGTTACTATTCTGTCTTATAATAATGGGGATTTTATAGAAATGCTGGGCCAAATACATAATGGTAACATTCTTTTTCCTGCACCGGATAAAATACTCTTGGACTTTCTCTTGATTCTTTGCTAACATTAAATCGTCGATAATAATCAAATGATTCACATCTTTATCAATCTTGTTTAAATCAGGTAAATTATGGAGACCCTCTTGAATATTAACCCCTTTGGATTCTAAAAATTCGTACAATGGTTCTGCTTTTGACGCAGTTAGAATTAATATGTCTGCGAAAGTTCCCTTTCCACAGCAAAAATGCTGTATAAAATTACAAACGAAATTCGTTTTTCCTGTCCCACTAGGAGCTGACACTATTATACGAGACGGAATGGTTATCTGATGTATCTTAAAGTTAGGGTTATCGGCTTTAACTAAAAGTTCCTTTGGTATTTTTTCGTAAAAGTTAGAAACGCTCATTATATAAATATCATATATTTTAATTTTCACTTAATTAACAAAATTTAAATATAACAATATAATATATCAATGTCAGCATATGAACCCCCAACCGCAGAATATCCAATTTTTGATAGTTTAGCATTTCAAGCACCCAATAGTGCGTCTCTAACCTTAGCAGAGGCAGACCAAAGATATTTAGCAAGACAAAATATAGCAACTAGTAATGCTAGTTTAACCTCTTTTGCTGGTGATGTTACAATTGGAAATTCAATATTAGATTATACAGCAGGTACAGGTCTTGCTATTAATACAACCGCAAATGGTGAGAGTATTTTTTCAACTGTTTTAACTGCTGGTGGAGCATCAAGATTAAAACTTGAACTAAATCCAAACCATATACACTTATACGATGGTGTTCGCTTTACAGACCGCACAGCACCTACAAATTATACCAATATCCAACAATCAGGAACATCATTAAGTATAAGTAATAATAATGTAAATGGTACTATAATCACTTTTGAAACGAGAACAGCAGGTGGTGCAAGTATTGACCCACTTGTTATGTCATCTACCGCAATGTTTATAAATTTGCCGATAACTTTGGGTTATGTAACCACCCCAGCATCAGGACAACTTGGGTTTAGAACAAAAACCGCCGCCACAGCATCAACTGCTATAACAACAAATAGTGTAATAACATTAATAACAGCAGGAGTTAGTTTAAGTGCTGGAACATATATAATAACTTTAAACGGATATATAACAACAACTGCCGTAGCAGGTTCTATTACCTCTTATGAATTGGGAATATCAACCGCAAACAATAGTTTTACTGGTGGATTTTCTGATACCGTTTTAGGAAGTTATGCTGTTCCAGCATCAGGAATAGTAACAGGTCAAACCACACAAGTTTTAAATGTGACTGCTACAACAACATTCTTTTTCAATCATAGATTAATTTTTGCTACTATTGTTCCAAGTGTTTCAACATCACTTTCATTTATTCAATATACTAGAATTGCTTAATTAAATAATAAATATAAGTATTATATAAATGGTAGATTCAACTCTCATATATGGTCTTGCTACTTTGGGTACAGGAGTTTTAGGATTATCGATTCGATATTGTTTTAAAAGTAAATGCGCCGATGTCTCATTATGCTTTGGATTTGTTAAGATTCATAGAAATACAGAGGACGAGGTGAAAGCGGAGGAAATAGAATTACAAAATCCATCTTTAAATAAACAGGAAAGTATTGGAAATATGAATAGTGTTTAGCAATTCCACTTTTTGAAAATTAAAATCTATTAGTATATTATAATGGAAACATCCGGTTTAAGAATGTTAAAAGTTAAAAAACTATCTCCTGCTGTAATGTCTCGTATTCGTAACGGACACAAGGTGCGTTTAATGGAAGGAACTGGAACTGAACTTGTCGTACATCCAAATCAATATGACGCTATTTCACATTCCTTTTTGAAAAAGAAAGGGATTCAAATTGCTTTGTCTCCATCTGAGATTGAGGCGAATCGTTCTGTTGAAGGTGAAGGAATCTTTGGAAAGAAAGCAGATAAGGTAATGAAAAAACTCGGAGTCAAGAAAGTTGCCTACGAGGTAGGAAAGGTCGTAAAACCCCTAGTTAAGGAAGGTATTCAAACGGCAGCGATGGCGGCAGAAATGTATGGTGTTCCATCAAGTGTTACTGATAAATTAGAGGCAACTGCGAATCAATACTTAGATAATCCCAAGTCCTTACAAGGTAAGAAAGGTGTTAGAGAATTGAAAAAGAGAGCACTTGATGTTGGTATTGAGGCAGCAGCCCCTATGGCGGCGCAATATGGGATTGATTTGAATGAATTGAAAGAGACTCTTAAAACTGCGAAATCTGCTCCTCCTACTAGTAAAAAGGAAATGAAAGCAGCAGTAAGAGGAAAAGCAGAAGGTGCGGTACTTGGAAAATTACAGCAATTTGTGGATTCTCGTAGAACCTCATCTGCTCCTATGCCTGTCAGTAGTGACCTTTACGACCAATTTGATAGAGATGGTATTATTGGAAACGGTATGCGTAGTGGATGTTGTCAAATGTGTAAAGGCAGTGGTTTATATGCTGGTGCAGCAAGTGGTAGAGGATTACCTGGTATGGCTCCTGCTCGTAGCATCAGTAAAAAATTTGTGAATGTTTCTAAAAAACTTATGGGCGGTGAATTACAGGCATTAGCGTCTCAGCCTATGGAGGCAAACTATGCTTTTAGATATGCTCGTTAAATTAATCACAATTTAAATCTACTCTACATATGGGACAAGGTCTAACCATATTCTCGTCATCATTCTCCATAGGTATTTCTTTAATTTTACTCCAACAGGGAAAGCAAAGATTATGCTTACAATGAGTCTTTTGTCGTGTTAATTCATAACAAATACTACAATCTTGATGACTTGAAATGATTTTACCACTTTTAAATAATTCAGGAAATGCTAGACTCATAGAAACCGTTGGTTTTTTAACAAATCTACTATGAACTTTATCAAATGATAATTCCTGTAATTGTGATAATATACCATAAAATCCTTGTTCGAAATCTGATAATTTATTATCGGTCTCAACAACACGAATAATATCACCATTATATAATTGAAATGCGTCACCGTTTCTATAAACAGTTTTAGATTCTATTTTACAAAATAAGTCCTTTTTATTATGAGATTTATTTATAAACACATCAACATCAATACCATCTATGCTTTGAATATCGTGTAAATAAATAGTACCACTCTTAGTGAATTCATTAAAGATTTCCAAAATATATAAATCTTTGACCTCCTTAACAACCGGTTCGCAAATTAAATCCATTTGTAATATTATTATTGTAATCGCTTTATATAATTTGATTAATACAATTAGTTTAATATTCATTTCAATTTTATTTTAAATGAAAATTAAATTGAAATTACCACAAAAGTTCCGCAATGTACCAACCTCTGCTACCGACATCATCGATTTCCTTTTTATGCCTGAGACGATAAAGTCGTCTGCGTTCGTTGGCGTATTCTCTGCCGTGTGATTCCATGTAAGTAGGAAAGTCAGAATATTTTGGGCTACCTCCGTAAAAAAGAAAGTCACCATCAGCATCATAAATCTCTATTTTATATTTTGGATTATCGCTTGGGAATACTTGTACTCCTAGTTCTTTTGCTTTGTCTAGCGTATATTTTTTGATTTTATAAGACATATTATAATATCAAAATACTTTAATTATAGTTATAATACTAATTTTCCTATTTTCCTAATTTTCCTACTTTTTAAAAATGGTTATAAAAACACCCCTTTACGCGGGAAAGTTTAAAACTAGGAAAATTAGGAAAATAGGAAAATGGAATCTAATCTTTCTTGATATAGGTTGTAGCTTGTGCTATACTACTCCCCATTTCCTCCATATCTTTCGCCATTTCATTTTTCATCTTAATACTATCCGCATACTTGTCAGTTAAAAAGGAATGTCTCAATTGATTTACAGAGTGACCCTTTTCTGAACCAAATATTTTATTGAGACGCTGATTGAGTTTAACAGGAGTAAGTTTTTGACTATTCGCATCAAATAAAAGATAATCGGTAGGGTTAATAGAAATCCATTTTTTAAGAATCGATTTCAAAAGCTTATCAATCTTAACCTTTTGAGTTCCATAAAATTTAGCAGTCTTGTAATTTGCGAAACTTAATTCGCTATTCTTTTCATCAAAAAAGTTATCTTTTTCTCTATCTATTGATTTTATTTTGAATTCTGTATAATCTTTTGCTCTGCGTGGATTAATTAAGTAGAACAAACTAATAATAATAAAGTTTTGAATCTTTTGTAGTTCGGTCATATTTAGAGTCTGTTTTTTGTAAAGAAACTCCGCCTCCTTTTTTAGTACATTAAAGATGGTAACAAGTTCATCTTTTTCAATCCAATTTTCCTTTTGTTCGTCAGTCTTTTCTTGTGTAGCAATGTCTTTATTATAATCCTTAATATCGGTAAGCATTAAGGAACGATAAGGTTTAGGGTCTTTACAAATAACAACTAGCGCAGATAGAATCGTCTTTCGTTTATTGGGTTCAACATTTTCTAAATACTTTAAGATTTTGTTAGAGTTTTCAAAATTATCTAAATCAATCTCTTTATCTCCAAACACTTTTAGGTAAAGGTTTTTCAAAATAGAATTGTATGTAGTAACAGAACTATCACTTAATGTAGGACGAGCCTTTTTAATAACCTCTTTTAAATTCATAGATATATATTAAGCAACATATTTTAATTTTATATTAAATCAAAATTAATTCGTTTCTTTTTTATAAATTTAATATTTCCATATTATACAATGGACGGCAAAGAAAACATTAAGGAAAATGTATATTCGAAATCGGTGATTTATAAAATAGTTCCCAAAGATATTGATTTGGATTATATTTATGTGGGTTCTACTCACAGATACAATGATAGAAAGTCAGCACATAAAAGCGATTACCATAATGAGTTGTCGCCGAGATATAAATTAGAAGTTTATGACTACATAAGGAATCACGGGGGTTGGTACAATTTTGTAATTAATGTTATTGAGGAGTTCCCTTGTGAATCCAAACGAGAATTGGAAAAGCGAGAGCAATATTGGAAAGAGATATATGGTTCAAATATTGGTAAGAGAGCATTCGCAGAAAAGAATCAATATTACCTAGACCATAAGGAGGAGATTCTAACAAAGTTAAGGACAGACTATGATGACAACAAGAAACAAAAGAAAAGAGATTATTATTTAAAGAATAGAGATAAGGTGATTGAAAGACAATTGAATTATTATAATAATGTTATCAAACCAAAAAAGGCATTGTTAGTTTAATAAAATTGAAATGGTTTGTTCTAATTTATATAATACAATTACAACAAATACAAAATGAATTCAAACACAAATACCGAGACCATTATTGAGGAGGAGGAGGAGGAGGAGCTTACTTGTGATGATTGTGATTGTGAAATCAAATCAAATCAATATAGATGTTATGCGGTAGGGTGTGTTACCTATTGTGTATGCGTACCTTGCTATACCAAATGGATTATATTAAACAAAGATTAAGAATAATGTGAATTAAACACTTAAAATACATATTATTAAACAATAATTAAGTATTTGATATCATTTTAACATAAAATCCTCTTAAATAGGTTAATAAAAATATTTTATTTTAGTATCTAATATGCTTTTAACATAATATACATAGTTAATCATTAACTTTCAGTTAAAACATAATATATATAGCACATTCTTAACCTTTATTTAATATTATTGTTCCACCTTTATATAATTTAGTAACGATGTACTACATCAATCGGAATCTTTTCTACATTTTGGTTTTCTTGTGATGCTTTGTCCTCCATAAGAACATTAATATCACGGCGCAATCGTGGGTCTTTGGCTTGAAAGAATTGCTGTAAAATCCATTCATTCTTTTTCCAATCGTTACTCTTATTCAGGTCATCAAATAATTCAATAAAGATTTCCCCATCGTGATATAGATTCCCAGTTCTATACTGCGATGCACTAACAAAGTACAAAAATGCTAAACAATAGAATCCGCATACATCAGACATTAGACTCTGAATATCCTTTGTAAAATAAGGCAGGTAATGAGGTGCTACATATTTTTTTATATCCTCTGCTGGGGGAGTACCAAATGAATCAAAGAACAAAGGTTGAACCTTACCATCTTTCGACTTTGCTACATATAATGCCGTCCAATGTGACCCTGCGTTTTCCTCCCCTGTATCCTCGCAAACATCATCCTCAGAATTAATAATATAACCAACATTATACTTTAAGGGTTCATGTTTTAGTTCATTCTTGAAACAAATGCGTTCAAGGGGCATATTCATTTTATTTGCTAAATTAATCAATTCAAAATTTGACAACATATAATATAACTTTATATTAAAAATTTATATTATAACTTTAATTATTGATTAAATATTTATGCTCTCAAAATATTTAGAGTCTTGAACCAGTTAGCACATCAACACGGAGTGTCTGTTTGTAAGAAATAAACACAATCAAATCGACAGCTTTGGCGGATAAGTTCAAACCTTGAATGGAAACCGACTTGGGTACAGAACGCTCCACATCCAACATACGAGAAATATCAACATAGTAATAGTTGTAGGCAGTCTCGAAATCCAAAAGGGAAATAAGACCGGAGCAGAGACCATCCGTAGAATCGCCATTGATAGAATTTGCGCCTGAGAGTTGTTCCACGAATTGCTGGTAAGAATACTTTTGGGTGTTGTAAAGGGCATTTTGTCCGCTAACCACAACTTGGAAGTTGGTAAGGAGACACAAGGGCGAAGTAGTACCAGTTCCTGCGGAATCGAAGATAGAATACAAAGGATTCACACCAGCATTGGCGGCAGTCGTAAAGAAGGGTAAAACAAGGATTTTTGAAATATTTGCGATACCATTTGTGATAAGGGAATTGAAATTTGCCCCAGCAGTAACATTAAGTACTTGGTACTGATAGATATCCTCGAATTCGATGGTCTTAACTTGGGAGGAAAGGTAGGCAGATTCAAACATAGGAGACATGACAAAACTAGGCACATTAAGGGTAATGTTTCTACCAAGAGGACTGGGTAGAACACTGGGATTAGAAATTTGCGTTGAATTCAAGCAATTTCCACCAACAGCAAGGGAAACTGTGTAGTTGTTAAGACCAGCAATAGCAAAAGTAGCAACATTACCATTTCCAGCAGCGGCAGAGGCAACTTGGATTGGTACCACACCACCCACAGCAGAGGAAACGGAAACAACATCCATAGCAGAACCAGCACCGTTAGCAACACTAAAAGTAACCACAGAGTTATTCAATTGAAGAGTAATTTTGAGATACACCCCCTTTAATAAGGGCATTTTTTCGAACAAATTATGAAGGTGACGCAACTTAACAATACCGTTAATCGCCCACTGACATACACCCCTAGCAGCACCACCACCAGTAACTTTATTGAAAATATAGGATTTCCAAGCAGTACTAGCAGAACCAGTAGTCAAAATAGCAGAAAAGGCAGTAGAACCTGGTGCAGTAAGACCAGCAGGGTCATAGTTGATGTATTGCTGACGCTTGAAAAAACCAATGTTACCACTATTGTAGGTAGTATCAACACCTGTTACAACAGGAACTGACATAGCATTTTGGGTAAAGGATGTACCTACACCATTAACATTTGCGGCAGCACTAAAAATAACAGCGAGCGCATCATCAGGATAAAACCCAATTTCTGAACCGTGTGCTAGAATATCGTTATAGCTTAAAGTTGTCATTAACTTAAAAGTATTCCAAAGTCCTTGAAAATTCGTTTGCTGGATAACCGTTACACCATTCCAGTCAGCCTGTAAGCTGTGGATTATAGAACCATACCAATTTTTGAGACCACAAGAGTAGTCGCAAGAGGTAGCAGCAGCAGCAGGA